CGTGTGCTTCAAGTTTAGCGGCTAACGTCTTCACTGTATCACGCGAACCGACTTCGATATCTTGCGCGTTACATAGTTCAATTAGATCGGCCTTACTCATTTGTTCGAATGCGCTTTGTTCAGCTTCGTCAACAACTGGAGCGTTCGCATCGTCGTCACATTCAACAACTAACGACCCGTCAGCGATCAACGCTTTAACGAATGAGTTATCACATAAAATGTTAGGCACTTCAACCGATGGGTTGTCACCTGGTTTAACCTGATAGGCTTCCGAACGTGTTCCGTTCTCAAACTTACCATTGATAGTGATCAGTCGTGCGATTGTGTTTCTTAATAACATGATATTAGCCCTCGGCCCATTAATTAAATTGAGCCGCCCCGGTACAGTGGGCCTTCTGTATCGTTCCGAAGCGGCTACCAACAATATTAACACTATTGACATTAATCGCGCAAGTTTGTTACTGTGAGTTTGCGGATAGAACGGCCATTCGAAAAGCATCTAGTCAATGCCTTCCGCAACATTTCTCGACTACCTTACGACTAAGGACCTCAAAATGAAAATCATTTCCCGTTCGGAAGCTAAACTGCAAAAATTAACCCATTACTTCACAGGTGTGCCGTGTAAACGCAACCATGTCGACGAGAGATATGTATCGACGAGAACTTGTGTTTCGTGTCGTAAACATCATTTCGAAAAGAACAGTAACTGCCCTAACATTAACGAAAGGGAAAAAGCTAGACAACGTACCGACGAATACAGACGTAAAGTGAACGAGAGAAGGCGCACCGAAGAATACAAGATAAAAGCAGAAGTATATCGTAGAAATAACAACGATAAAATAAACGAGACAAGGCGTAATTATTATCACAATAATGAAAATTTCAGAATGTCGGTAATATGTAGGTCTATGTTGGGAAGGGTATTGAACCTAAGTGGCAATACTAAAAAAAGAGGGAGTTACGAAACATTAGGTTACACTGCCAGTGAATTAATTAGACATTTAGGATCGCTGTTCACCGACGGTATGACGTGGGGTAATTACGGTGAATGGCATATCGATCACATTGTGCCCGTGTCTTGGTGGTTGAAGAACGGAGTAACTGACCCGTCAATGGTAAACGCCCTGATAAACTTACAACCTTTGTGGGCTAAAGATAATCTAGCTAAAAGCGATAAGATATAAAAAAGGGCGCTTAATGCGCCCAGTTACTAACGCATGCTCATCAAATATGGTCGCGGTACGCACCCGAGAACACATAACGGAACTCAACACCCGAAACCTTATATTCACAAGGGACCAGGATATTAAGACCTTTCATTTGTGGAGCAAGTGCGCGCCAAGGGATAGGGTTAACCATACCTAAGTTGTCGTCGTTTAGCTCATACGCTAACATGCGATCCCTACCACCAACACCTGCACCTCCAAGCTGTAAGCGTGGGAACACGCGTAACTGTTGACCGGTTGTCGTAGTATACAAGTTATTAAGCATGAAGAACTGCATAATAGTTGTGTCGGTGCCCGTATCCATACGACGAGACGTTAGAATGGCGTAACGAGCTGAGTCAATCGCTAACGCATTGGGTACATGCGTGTTAGCTGAGTCGATCCAAACTTTAATTAGCAGCGAGTTCATATCGTCCACTATTTCTTGACCTGTAGCGGTGGTCCAGTTAACAGTAGAGTTGTCGAGCGCTAAGTTAGGGTTATTGAATAAACCCGACATACCACGAGACGCGTCACCGAAGTAAGCTACACGCTGCGTATGTTCTTGTGAACCACGGAACGCGGCGCGACCTTTAGTGGCGTCAACTGGAATACGCAACTGTTGAGTTTTACGCAATTCGTCTAGTGAGTAGTCAAACGCGTTACCAGCGTAACCAATCGGCACAGATGTCTTGTTAGCAGATAGTGCAACAGTCGGAAGGTCGTCAGCACTTGAGCCGATGAACTTACCTAACGTCACTGCGTCGTATGAGATATAATCCCACGAATCAGCCCACTCGGGTACGTTGGTATTAACCGGCACCATTTCTGCGAAATTGATATTAGTGTATTTAGCTTCGTAAATCTTAGCTTCAAGATTGGTGAGCTGGGAAACGTAAAAACCCATGCCGTCATCCATTGTCGGAAGGTTATCGCGGAACGTCACGGTGTGACCTGCTGCAAAACCTAACTGCGGATATTCTGCGTCTAATACGACGCTAATAAGATTCTTTTGCATGTTAGCCACCTAAACCTAATGAAATTTTAACCAGCGAACCGGCTGCGCCACCACTTGTGAATTTAGCGTTAGGTAATAGAACACCTAATGTTACACCTGTACCGACAATACCTGAGAAGTCACCAGCACCGGTCGCACCGACACGTAAATACACAGGTGCGTCTTTGGCTACAGTGTCGAGCACAGTTACCCAGATTTCACCGTGTGTTACTACGGTCATGTCGTAGTTAGCGACAGCGCCCGATTCGGTAGCTGTACGTGCGCGGTTTAATTCGTATTTAACAACACCGTTAAATTGCGCTGCTGTTGATGCTGGCACGGGTAGTTTCGCGCCGTCTTCACCGTCGGTCACAACACCTTTACCGTAAGCGATGCCAACGGTGCCTTTGTTTAGTTTCGATACTGCGTTACAAAGCTGTAGACTTGTAACTTGACCAGCGTACGCTACGCCATGGTCGATTGCATTGCCACCTAATACGGCCATGACTTACGCTCCTTTCCAAGCATCGGCTTGAGATTGTTTAAACGATTGATATGCGTTCGGTTTCGGTTCGGCTTTATCCGTAACATCACGAGCGGCATCTTTAGCGAATTGTGAAAGCTGATCTGGCGCTGGTTGCTGCGTGCCGATATCTTCTAACGCTGCATCGAATGACGCTTGAACGTACACATCAGATTTATCAGCCCAATCGACGGTAGGTCGTTTGGCTTTCAACGCTTCACGTTGAATCGTCATTGTGTCGACACTGTCACACTTGAACGAGTCGCCAACGATTTTAACGGCGTTGGTGCGTACCGCTGCGATGGCTTCGACACGTTCCGCGATTGCTGCGTCAGTGGTCTTCGCTTTTTCGGCTTCAAGTTCTTCTTCGGCTTTGTCAGCTTTCGCTTCGGCTTTGTCAGCTTTCGCTTCGGCGTCCTTTACTTTTTGGGCAGCTTCTTTCATTGCGTCAGTGACGAGCTTTGCGGCCGCCTCGTCTGCAACTTCAAGCGACTGTCCAGAATCAAGTATTACTTTGATCATGGTAGTTACTCCTTGGTTGTCGTCGATACGGACTTGTGCGCCGCCACGACCGCGTTTAACAATTGCGACATGGTTGACATCAATTCCGGTTTGTTTAAATTCGTATGATTCACCTGTGTCAGTCGTTCCGTTCTCTTGAACGTACACGGCGGTATAACCTGGTGATAATTGTGATTTGCCCGACTCGACATCGGCGATAGCTTGCGCGTCTTTGATGATTAATTCCACATCAACGAAGTCGCCAGATTGCGTCGCACCGATAACGTGACCGACGCTCGTCGATTTGTACGTTTTGGCGTCTACCATTGCCGACGGATGGTCGTTCGTTACGTCGACGTTAGCGTATGACGTTAGCGAGTCGGTGTTGAACACTTCGTCGGCTGGACGATAGACGTTAACAACATCATTCGGGGCGCGGTCGGTTAGACCTAGTTCGGACGCGAGGTATTGATAAACACCGGTTCGAGCCGCTTTACCTTTGACACGCAAAAAACCGTTGTCAGTGTAAACACGTGATGACGGTGCAAAATCGAACGTATCGCTAATAATGATGTGTTTCAAACGCTCTGTCTCCAAAGCAAAAAAGGTGCTACGTATTGTCGTTAGTATAACGTAATCGTTAAACGTGTTGCAAACTATAAATTAATGGTATATATTGACGCTATTGTCAATCAAATAAAGGTAGAAGGATATGAAAACTTGGTACGCTAAGAAGCGCGACGAGATGTATCACGCTTATCAAGCCGCTTTAGAACTTGAAGAAATGGACAAAGCGGAACGACTTTTCAAAGAATATGAACGTTACGTTAAAATGGCTAACGCTTAACACTGGGGCGCTTAATGCGCCCTTTTCATATTAATTTGTTGGACTTCTTTAAATTATCCCCTGCCCACAAAGGTTGTAAGTTTATTAACGCGTTTATCTGTGACGGGTCGGTTATTCCATTTTCCAACCACCACGATACGGGTACGATATGATCAATGTGCCATTCCCCGTGATTTTCCCACGTCATACCTTCAGTAAATAAAGACTCCAAGTGATCTTTAAGTTCGACAATAGTGTACTCGAGATATTCTAGCGTTTTTAGTTTTTTCTTTTTACCCGTGAGTTTACATATTCTTTTCACCATACCGGACATGGATTCCCTAACTATGAAATCAGCGTCACCATTCGCACGCTGTGAACGTCTGGTTTCGTTTCTCTTATCGTAGGTTTTACGAATCGATAGGGCGTTCTTAACGGGGTTGTTTTTAGCCCATTGTTTTTTAATGTTGTTAGATTTAGTCCTGTTGTTTTTAGCCCATTCATTAGCTTTCATCGTAGACGCAAGTGACTTTTCATCGTCGTATGTCTCAAAATGATATTCTTTCGAACAATGAACACATGACGAGTTGACAACACTCCTGAATGCTATATGACCCCTAATACATTCATTACGCGTGAAATAATATTTAAGACCTAAACTTATAGCTTCTTTTCTAGATATGACATCACCCGTAAAAAACTGAGTAAAATGTAATGGTGTGACAACGGAACGTTTAATTACATTCTCTCGGTCGTTTAGTTTCTTACATGTCACACAAGTTCTACCGATTACGTTACGTTCAACAACGTGACCGTGCTTGCAAGTTTTACCTGTGAAATAAGTTTTAAGACCTTTCGCAATAGCGTCGTCGCGGGAAATGATTTGCATAATAACCACCGTAGAGTAGTTGCGTAGAATTGAAAGGATTGTGGCGATCGGTTCTACGTTCCGACGTTCCCCCGCTAAAGGTAGCCACAATTTTATTTTAACGTTTTACGCTTGGATTAGTCAAACCTTTACGTTGATTCTCTTTAACTTCTTCTTCCGACACTGGAATCATCACACATCGGCATTGTATTGGTTCACCCGGTAATTGGGGTAAGTTCTGATCAACTACTGGTGGATTGTCAAATCGATATACGCCGTTACCGTAAGCTGTTATGCGTTTTGAAACGTCTTCGTGACGGTCACGGACGCGCTCGTCGTTGGACGTTTGCCACTTGAAATACTTAAACCCAGCATCTTTAATTCGCATCGACGCTAAGTTTGAATTAATTTTATTAGCCTGGTCTCTCGCAATCATCTTAGCGCGCCGTTCCGTAACGCCTAGTTGTTGTTGCAGTGACTTAGCAATTGAAGCGGGACGACCACCAGCGCGAACGTTTGTCATCACGATTGATTCGACTTGCGTCAAATACTGGTCTGGTATTGATTGTATTAATCGCACATTATCAGCTATCGACGCCTGTACGTATTCGCTCAATTGCTGCGAGTCCGAATAGATGTTAATACCGAGGTCGCGTTCCGTGCGTCTCAAATTTGACGTGTTAGCTGTGTTAACAAACCGACGCGCTATGTCGATAGCTAACGCTTGAAACTGTGGCGACGAATAACGTTCACGAACCGTTCTCAACGCAGCGGTAAGCACGTCGACCCACGAGTCGAGTGTCATAGCTGCGTCACGTTGATATTCGGGCGCCAGGTTACGTACGGTAGTCATCACCGTCGAATTAACGTCACGGTTAACCGACCGTACTATTCGCTGTAACTCGACGTTGTACGACATGCCGTTCGATACGTCTTGTCGTACACCTTTCGGTTTGCGCTTGGTCGACACGTTAAGCTGTTGTTGAAGTAGTTCGGCGCTATTCATTCTGTTCAACGTAGTTAGCCGCGTAAGCTATCGGGTCGTTTTCGTCGACAGGTTCGTCGAACATATTACCTTCTTCGAGCGATTCGAGTTCGTCGAGTTCGTCCTCGTCGTATTGGTATTCTTCGTTAGCTTGTAGTTCGCGCATAATTTGCGACTTTTGAACGATACCGGCTTCGAGGTATGACAAATGTTTCTGTGACCGTAACTGCTCGGCCTGTGCGTTTTGTAGGTCGTCTGGTAACGATAGCGGATTCCACACATAATCAAACGTCTCGGGCCATACACCTAACGCGCTACGTACCATTACTTCGTCGAGCGTTCGCATCGGTTCGGCTAAGTACGCACGCTGACCAGCACGTATCGAATTGTTATAATTCTTGTCGTCACCTTCACCCGTTGCGTTCATTCCCTTGGCGCTAGTGCCGAACATACGCGTAACGGGAATATCAGCCGCGCCGCTAATCCACGTCATGAACTGTTCAATGATTGGAGCGACACCGGACAAGTTTAACGTCATACGGTCCAATTTCTCGTCACCGTCGAGTAACGCCATTTGGATGCTAGATTTCATCAAACTAAACAGTTCGTAACGTTTAATAATCGCGTCGTCTTGGTCGGTGCTTAACTCGTCGGTCAACCCTTCACGTGTTATCACATCGATGTTCGCTTCCTGCATTAACTCGGATATACCGTCTTTGGCCGCGACCATGTCGGTGATATCTTCGATACATTTACGTAATACCGAATCGCCCCAGCCTTGAGTTTGCGCCATTTGACGAAGTGGCAAACGCTCGCCGACGAAACGAGCAAAGTGTGAGTGGTGAACTTGCATCGAGCCGCCACGCACGCTGTAAAACTCTGGCTTGAGGTAATTCGACGCGAGCACGTCCCAAGTGTTAATCGTCTGCGCTGACATGTCGAAACGGTCCAACACGATAAGACGTTTCAAGTCACCTTTGCGGATAAGTTCGGGACGTAACGGTTTTGTTAGGTCTTGATTTGTGATCATCAATATGCCGGCACCACCGTACAATCGCGCCCAGCTTGTAGCCTCTTGCACCAGGTTCGGTAATAGTAATTGATGTTCGAGCGCTTCAATATCTTCCGCGCCGTCACACTTGATGCGTCTCCATTCGCGCGTCATGTCTTCGGCTGGAATGTCACAAATCTTTCGAGCGATCCAATTCGTCTGATACGCCGCGTCGAGTTGTGCCCAATCGTTGAGGACCGCGTATTGCCAAGTATTATACGAACGCTTCGATTTGTTCGTACCGAGACCGGTCATAACGTTGGTTAACCCGTCGAGGTTCGTCAACGGTGGCGGGGCGATCGGTACGATGTCAGTCATTATAAATACTCTTTTAGGTTCGGACGCTTCTTGTCCATCATTTGGTCGATGGCGTCAATCATCGGGTCGATTTGGTCATCGTGAGTTTTAAAGTCGTTTTGTAACCCTTCACACTCGGCTAAAAAATCGTTAAGCCACGGTGCGTCGGCTGGTAATCTCACATAACCTGATTCGATATAACCTTGGACGTCCATAAACCTCGTTAGTTTATCAGTGTTTCGCTGAATAGCCAACACGGGGATTAGCGGCTTGGTCGATTTGCGGATCTGTTGGATCAATCCCGTCCCGCTCGATTTGTCCTCGATAAGCATTTTACGACATGATGCGCCATGTGCCGCTTTTGCCTTTTGCCAAAACGCTACACATCGTTTCTTGAGTTCGTCCGATTCCCACTTGCCACGCACCAAGTCGATTAGGTACAAATAACCGTCCTCACCTAGGCCCCAATGTTCGAACACTGAAAAGTCGTTACGCTCTTTGATTTTCTGCGCGGTGTCGCCGATGACGTACGAGAATTTTAACTTTGGTAAAACCTGGTACTCACCGAACCATTCCGATTTAATTAGCGAACCACCTTTGGCCGTTGGTCGTTGTTGATACAACGCGTTCCACGTTAACGAACCGGATTGTTTACATTGTTCGACGAACCCACGCGGCATACGTTCGGGAAATAAAATATCGCCAGACTCGCGCAACTGGTACGTGACACCGTTCAGTGTGTGATATTCAGGTTCGTCGCGGTCCCATTCCATCGGAAACGATACGACTCGCCACTGTTCGCCACCATCGCCAGCACGTGCGAGTAATTGCCCGGCTAAATCGTTTTTGTGCCAACGGGTCAGGATGATGATTATCCCGTTAACTTTCGGATCTCGACGAGTGTAAAACGTCGTGTCGTACCAATCGATAACGGTTTCTTGGTATGCGGGCGACGACGCTTGTTTGTAATCCTTCGCGGGGTCGTCAATGATGCCGATGTTCATACCTTGACCGGTAATACCACCACCAACACCAGCGGCACGATACGAGCCACCACACAGAGCGCCGTCAGCGTCCACGGGTTCCCACAGTGTCGCAGTGTTCGACGCGCCACGTCCAGCGCTACGACCTTGCACGAGTCTAGTGTCAGGGAACACCGCCTCGTATTCTTTGGCGTCAATGATACGTTGTGTATCGCGTGACATGCGTTCGGCAAGTGGTGACGCATACGACGTCGAGATCACATTCCATTTTGGAAACTTACCCATGGCGTATGCGGGGAATCGACGCGACGCTAGTTCGGACTTACCCGAGCGTGGAGGCGCAAATATCATCAAACGAGGCGATAAACCCGCTTCGACGTCTAACAGGAATTGATCGAGCTCGGCACATACCAGTTCGTTGTACCATCCTGTTTCGTAATCCTGTTTCGTAAATAACGTAAAATCGAGCATCGACTCACGAGCCGAGTCGATAGCTTTGTCACGAAGCGTGTTGTACAACTCAGCGTTACTTATCGACAACTTTCGCCCCTAGTTGGTTATGGTAACGACCGAGGCCGAGCGCTTTGAGTTTCGTCTCGATTTCTTCGTCTGGTATTTCTTGCACCTGTAACGGCTTACCACCTGGGCCGGACAGTTCGATAAGTTGCTTGTCGAGTCCGAGTAATTTTGCTTTACCAAGTGACGCAGCTACCGCCGCCGACGTTTGGGGCGTCTCCGTTGCGTGTAACGCGATTTGCCGCGCTTCTTCGAGTTCCCCTAGGATATCATCAACGGTCACACGGTGACGCTGTCGGTGCTCCTCACGTAACTCTGCGATCCTTGCCGACACATTACCGTTTTTCAGCAGTTCACACGCCTTGACGTGTATCGTCTCTGGTTTCATCTTCGAAGCGTTGTACGACTGCCGATACGCCTCTGAATTGTTGTTTAATTCCACAACGAGGCGGCAAAATTTTTCTTGTTTCTCCGTCATCGCCATCTCAATACCACATAGTTAATGTTCAATATCGTCAATAATGCCACACTTCGAGCCATTGCGCCACGTACCCCAAACGAATTTCAAACAGGGTAAATTTTGAGGTACTGTAAGTTATTGATTCTATACCCTATTACTACTATTACCTTAATACCCCTAATATATATATAATATCGTATAGTATAGTATGTTAATAACGTATATATAAGTATATATATAATACATCATCATAATAATAATATATGTATCATTAGCAATACTACTAGAGGGAGTATAGAAAATTTACGAGTTATTACGAAAAACGTCTGTGAGCCTTGGTGCATCTACGTTTCGACCACCTCACCCCATCGGGTAAACCTCGGGGTAAAACCAATAACAATTGACATATTTAAAGTTTCGTAATATTCTATAATTCAATATAACTCTTAATTATGACAACGAGGAAATTATGGGGAAGCTATTCAGATTAACGAACGGACAATTGGGACTACATCCCGACGACCGAAACGAGTCCGCACGCATTCGTCATCGCTTTTATATAGCAGATTGCAAGTGTGACATTTGTAAAACTAGCTCGTTACGCTTCACAAAGTCCGACAATTGTATGATGTGCCAGCGATACAAAATCGAAGTGACTCGTTATTATTCGAAGTTCAGCGACGATGAATTGAACAACCAGGTGACGTTATTTCCTGAACATGTGCCGGACCAATACAACGACGCCGAGATACTAAAAGAAGCTGTCGAAATGCGTAAATTGTTGGTGAGCGGGCAAGGGTTCAGATTGCACAACGAACCATGTAAACAACACGGTCACATTCACATATCGAAGGACAGCGTCGGCACATGCTGGCAATGTAAACAAATGGAAAAGCCGCAAGACGAGGCCGTGAAACGTAACGACCCGTTTTACGTCGCTAGTGGTCCGTGTGGCGGGTGTCGTGACATCACGTTACGTCACGCCGCTAACCGCGAATGTGTAGCTTGTGGATATGTACCGTCAACGGGTCGACTATCATCACCTACCGACTCGCCACGTCAAACAGCTATCGCTAACGGCGAGAAATGGTATATGCCTATCGACCCATGCCCAAAGTGCGCCACCGTGTCGTTAAAGCGCGTTGATAACGGTATTTGCCAAGGATGCAACCCACCAGCCGAAACGGACCAACGCGAAACGCCCGACTCGATAATGATGCGCGAAAACCCCGATATGATTATCAGTCGCGAAGACGCGCGAGCGTTCGACATGAAAGTGTACCGAACCGGCAACCCCTGCACACACGGCCACCAAGCGTGGCGCTACGTATCAACCGGTAATTGTATTGAGTGCTTGCGCACTAAGGGTGGTGAGTGATGATCAAACCACAGGAATTTAACGCGACTTTAAATAAGATACGCGCACGTGAACTTAAAAAGCGTTATTACGAAATTGAAATATTGAAAGAAGATATAAAAGACGCGTCGAAAACTATAAATGTTTTGATATTCATCATTGTATCGTTACTCGCATTTATAGCTTTTCTACTGATTAAATCATAGACAACAAAAAGCCCGCTCAACGGCGGGCAATGTTTAACATCACATCTTCCCCTTTAACTTTCCTAATACTGTTTGGCGGGTACATTACCGCCTCACCATCAAGCACTCCGAACTTCCAACCCTTTTTAATTCGGTTCTCGATTACCTGGCGAGATTCGCCTTGTGACTCGGCGAACTCGCGTATGTTTTTTATTGATTTCATTTTAGCTCCTTGCTGCAACAAATGTTTCAACGGCTAACAATCCGCGAACCTTTTTAAATCCAGGTAAGAAAGTGCCGCAATCGGTAACCGCGTAAACTGTGCCGTCAGTTAGACAATATTTATCATCACCAAAATTAAATTCAACGCTGTCATTGCTGATGATTTTACCGTTGAACTTTTCCGCTACTGCTTTAACTAATTTGTTCATTTTATTTCCCGTTGGTATGTTTCGTTTCGATGTAGTAACTATAGCAAACGTTATTTGCTTATGCAAACGATATTTGCATTTAATTATAAAAAAAGCCCGTCACGTGACGGGCAGTGTTTAACATCACATCTTCCCCTTTATCCATTCTTGTAAACGTATCAACCTGTCGCGCGTATCGGTAATAATCTCGCCGCGTTCGACCGCAACATCACCAGCCGTCTCGGCACCTTCGTAACGAGGTAATAAAACCGGAGCTATCATCAAGTCACTTGGCGGGTTCAGCGCTGGCGACTGTTGGTGCTGTGGCGTTGAGCAAGTCGAGCAACCCGCTATTGTCAATACACTTAACAACACTAGGAACCTCACGAACCACCGTACGATATTTATCGACATATTTAATAACCTCCACGCGGCGCACCTCGGCGACACGTTGTTGTTCGACGAGTAACGCCTCGTCAGCGACACGTAATTTTCGCGCCAGTGTATCAATACTTCGATACATCGCGACGTCACGTTCAAGTGTGTCACGTTCAGCGCTCACAGTGGCCGTATGTTGACCATACAGGAAAGCGCCCCCAAGGGACGCTCCGACAACCAACACAGCAGCTAAATAATTATACGGGAACGGTATCATAACCGACCCTCCGCAGTTAGTCGCACTACGAACGCGGCTGGTAACGACAATATGAAAGTAACGAACAGTATCGCAGCGATTGATAAACCACTACCCACAACGCTAACGATAAGACCGTACAATAGGAATATCAAACCATATCTAGTCATAAGTGCGGCCCCGTTAACATTTGCCAAATCGCCGACACGTATTTAGCTTGGTGAATAGAATCGGCTAGCGCGTCGTGCTTAACACCTTCGAACGGAAAATCGCGTTTTGGGTCGACACCAATAACACGCCCCAGTTCAACCATTGTTCGCACGTCTCGGTCGTTCCAAAACTCCCACGGCGCATAACCACGATACGCGGTACGTATAATCACATTATCGAATGCGATACCGTTACCCCACACTTGGCAATTGGGTTTAGCGAAGTCAGCAAACATCGCTAACACGTGTTCTAGTGGTTCAGCTTTACCATTGTTGTAAAACTTTGAACGTGCGTCGTCGTCTTGTTTCATCCACCAAATAACCGTCGAAGCGTCGATCACACCGTTCGAACTAATATCAACTTGCTCGTGAAACGTATTGCCGATTTCACCCGTTGACGGTTCAAAGTAACACGCGCCGATTGACATAATGGCCGCATTACTCGACGTACCCATCGTTTCGATATCTAACATTATATGATTCATTCGGCACACTCCACACATAATTTAACACCAGGTAAAGCCACACGACGCCCCTGTGGAATTTCTTCACCACACGACACGCAATGTGTCGAACTCTTACCAGTGTAACGCACACGATTCGCTATCGTAGCGTTAACGATTGTTTCTTCACGGTCTACCGTGCTATCAATAAAATCAGACATATTGCCACCATAATCAAAAGGGTCATGCTATGAGCAGCCCTAAAATAACAGAACCTAATAAAACCCAAGTTACCCACGACGGACCACCAGACGCGAGTATATCCGACTCGCTCCACGGTCTGACGTACACCGAACAACGATTATCACTTATTCTTTCGACTACAAGTTCCAGTGACTTACAATCGTAATGGTTCACTTCGGTAAACCAAAACAATTCAGCGTCGTCGGCACTACAATTTAACACACACTGTCCGTCAGATGGTTGCATTGTGCGTAACGTGCGTATGATGTCACTCATTTCCCGAACCCTCTGCTGTTTAAATTATTTAATTTCCATTCCGAACGCGCTAACTGCTGTTGACGTGACATAGATATTTTCGCGACAGGATGTGGATCGTCTTCTCCGACTTCCCATCGTAACCCACACGAGCAAACCATTTCGTCACCTTCACGTGTTTTAATATGTCCGTTCATAGTAACACTCCGTAAAATAGCGCCTCACATCGAGACGCTTTATCTATAACTGATATTATACGCTCTTGACGATGTTGTCAACACTTGTCGAACTAGCGAGTGGATCACCTTGTGCCGCCGCGTAACATCGTGATATTTCCGCGCCGTTCGTTAAGTTAGCGTGAATGTGTCCCGCTTTGATATATAGTCTTGGTTTACCCGCTTCGATAGCGATGACGTTATTAACACGACCGTCTTTCAAACCTGGGTGATAGTCGTAACCAATTGAGCGCATCAACTCGCGACGTTTATTTCTTGGTACTTGACCACCTTTACGCATGTCATCAATGAGTCGGTCCAATGCGAACGAAGATACCCAACCACCGCTAAACCCTGTACGACCTTCGTCAATCGCTTCGATAACTTCCTGTTCGACGCTACCCATACCCACACTAACAGCCTCTGCCGTGCTGGTGGTCTCTGGCGCCCGTTGACATTGTGTCGTCGGGTTCAGTTCGTCAGGTATCGCGTACTCGGTAAGATAGTGCGCAACATGAGCATAACCGCCAGCGTTTAACCATGCGTACAGTGATGGGAAGTAATCGCCGGTCATACCGTCACGGATCAGGTCGATTGACTCTTGCTGTGCCGTATAAAACACACAGTAGCGTCGGTCGTTAAGTGTCTTTTTAACCGCGTCTTTGTGGTTCGAGTTGAGCAGGAAATTACAGCACACGTCGCGGGTAATTTGGTCGACGCCTTTGAATTGGATTTCAAGACCGTCACCACCAGTGATCATCGGCTTTAACGTTTCGAGAATTTCGCGACGATTATCGGGTACGTAGATATCCTCGACACCAATGAATAATTTGTTAAGTAACCAGCCGTTGAACTCACTGTCGATTTTACTAGCCTTGGGAAAATGTGTATAACGCTTACCGAGCGCATAAGCGACACAACGAGTGAACAGTGTTTTACCGTTACCCTCACAACCTTGTAATAGTGGTGCCCATTGGATTTTATAACCCTTGTGCTGAACGCACGCCGCCATGTAAGCGAGTAATATTTGTCGGTCACCCTCATGTGGTAAAACTTTTTTAAGGTGCGTCAGGAACGGGCCGACGTCACCGGGTTCGGAATGTACTTCGATATCAACGTAAGTGTTAACATAACGTCGACCTTCTTCGGTAACAATCGCGCCGGGTTTGATAGCTGGACGAAAACAAAACCCGTCAGCTTTTGGATTGTGTAAACACTGTGACTCGGTGAAGGCTTCCCACGCTTTTTTCGTTGTCTTCTCACCGTCGTTATCGATAACAAACGAATAACCACCGTACATCGCGTTAAATTGTTCTGATTTTAATAACGCCCCATTCGGTGTGAAAATACGGTTTAACTCTGCAACATATACACAACCGGCGAATATCTCGGTTTGTTGTGATGCGCTGACAAGTTGATACCCTTCACGAAATACCGGTACGATGATTTCGGACGTGTCGACCAGTTCAACAGGTTTACCGATATTGTAAAATGACGTCTGTCTCGAACATGCATTCGTAACGGTACGTTCAATATACGACTTGTGATAGTCCCATTTATCACGCGCTAACCCACTGCGACGCATTAAGCGCTCGATACGTTCACAGTTGTTACCCGTCCAAAACGCTAAATGTTGAGCTAGTGCGGCGTCGGCGCTCGACGCGTCAAACTCCCGAACATCGTCAGGGTAATTAGCGGATAATACCTCGACGTTACGGTGCCATAAATCAGCGAAACACGTTTTAACGTTCTCACCGCCGAACATTTGCCCCGCTGTTGGTTTACCTGTTGACTTTAACGCTTTTTCAATCAGCTTATCGTCACTATCAACAGGGTTAGAATCTTCAACGTGTGTCGTCGTCCATTCTTGCGTGACACGTTCACTCGACGTAACAGGGAAGTATTGAGGGATAATGGCGTTTAACGACGCGGTATGATCTGCCGACACTGTGCCAGTGATACCCGTACCCGTCAACGCCACGAAGCGACTCGATGTGTACAGTTCTAAATGTAGCGGTATATTTTTACAACCGTGTTCGGGTTCAACGCCACTGTACTGACCGAATATGTGTAATCCCGTTCCACTGTGTGACACTTCAATCGCAGCACCAGGGAACGCGTTACATAGTTGAGTCGCAAGCGGTGACCAGTTCGCACCGTCGTATGCGCCGTCGATATCAACGAAGAAAAACGGATCATTATCGGTAAACACGAAACCCACGCCGTAATCGATACCCGACAACGACGCAACCGTGACGGCCGTATCAGCGTCGACCCAATATTTCGGATCATGCGCATCGACGATATTACCTTCAATATCACACGGGAATTTATCAAATTTACCCGGACGACGCTTAGACGGTACGGCTTTCCAAAGTATAAACTGGCTAAACGCACGCATCGCTGCGAGCGCCTCTGGTAATTTTTCCATTCGTTACTCCACTGCGTTCGTTATTAGTTGGCCCGTTGACATAGCGTTACCCCTTCTTAACGAGTGAGTCGAGCGCGGCGCGTTGTAACCATTCAGGTGCCTTGTGTGCTTCACTATCACCTTGCGCTAAACCTTGCGCAATGATTGACTTAATTTCACGGTTTACGGCGGCACGCATAACAGCGCGGCGCAATTGCGTCATCGTGTTAAAGATGTGGTTAACTTGACCCGTGGCGACACCAGCGTGTAACGCCACACCGTCACGCGTTAGTGAGTTAAAACCCGTTGTTGATGCGATATGTATCGCAGCCGAAAGGATTTGATCGCGACGAACTTCTGGTTTTAGTCTGGTACGTTGTTGTTCTGACATTTAGTGTATTTCCTATAATTAATAAAATGGCTCAGTCGTCAATATATATTGTTATGCCGCTGTCGTCAATACATTAGAACTCACAACGACACGCAACTCGCCACAATTCCACATCTTAATTGAACCCGCTTCGCTATCTGGCTCACCGAAATATACCGACGGATCACCGTCACATTCGACAGACTCACCAACCGGAAGTATCGACCCGTTGTGAAAAATAGTTACGTGATGGGTCATAATGGTTTTTCACCCGTTAGAATTACAGAACCGTCGTAAATAACTAAATCGATGTTCGATTCTATTGGCGAGCCAAGATAGGGGATCATAGCTCGCTGTATTTGAAACGATTCACCATCTGGTAATGTTAACCACGGGTTCGGGTTACGAACCAAGAATGGGATATTAACAACGTCATTAATCAATGGGTGTGGTACATCAGTGAACTTAATTTCACAAAAACTACCGCAGTCGGGCATGATAACCTCTAGATCGCGCCCTCGCTCAGGGTCTAAATCTTTCAGGTATACCCCGTTGATACAAGACGCTCCGATATCTTCTTCTGCGTCAACCATCTGTTGAAATATGTCTGGAAAATCGACTCGTATTTTATTCCAGTAGCCCATACCGCCTTTTACGCAACCTTTACAATTGTTATTCGGATAACCAAGAGAATACATCGCCGGTCGCTTAATACCGTTACTTTCTAAATAGTGTAAACAAGCTGGTTTGTCCATACCTCTTTCGATAAGTGGAAATATCGCCAACGCATCGGGATATTGATCCTGAAAACGTAACGCTCGGTTGATTTCTTTCAATGTATACTCGAAACCAAAACATTGACCGTCGTAGTCCGTCTCTCTTTCTATTTTTAAACGTACGTTCTTTTTTAATTCAGTTGTACAACGCGCCCCACCTGGTCCGTTAATCCATCTCACGTCTTCGATCACATCAAATTGATCTTTATACTTAGGCGACCCAGCGACTTCGATTTCTTTACCGTACCATTGTTCACACTCTCGCTTGAACCTGTCGTTGTCCTCGTGTGCCGTTCCAATCTTAAAATAAATCAAACGCACATTATCGGCTCCGTAAGTTTCAATTAAGAACTTACACGCCACAGCACTAGTTACGCCAGCACTCCACCACCCTATGTACATAACTCAACCTCTTATTATTGACAATACCGTCACTGTATCATTCATAGCGAACCTTCGCAAGTGACAAAACACGCATCGCCACCTAGCCCGACGACCAATTCCATGAATCGCAACTGTGCACCCTCACGGTCTGGATCTTCACCGAACGACCAATCTCCTTTTTTACATTCGCGCGCTACGAACTGACCGATAGTCGAACCGACCATTTCACCAGTGATTAACACAGGTTTAATACCGATTAAATCAGACGACTTTAACTGCTGGTTCATCTGCTTTGTCGTATTACACAAACCGTAACGTATTAGTCGCCCTCGTTCGTCTTTACAAGCGCCGACATTATTGCGCCACAATCTAGCACCGACACGCGACGCCTCAAGTGTGACATTATTAACGACCGCCGCTTCACTAATCCCCGTTATGATCCGCGACGGGTCGGTATTGGGCTCGGTAAACATCGCTTGTAACTCAGCAAGCGCGACATGCGACACACCGTGACGGATCGCCCATTGTGTTATGTTGTGGTTCATCACTCAATACTCCCAATATCATTTGCAACACGTTCACCGAGCGTCAACGCTGCGTCGGCGTCTAGCGCTTGTGCGCTCAACCAATCCACGCCGTAACGCAAGTAAAACCGTCTAAATATTTCCGAGTCGTCTCGACCCGCTGCGCGATGGTGCCCACCCAGTAAAGCCATTACCTCACGTAACGCACCGATTGCGGTTTGTTGTTTTTCGAATTTAGCAGCAAACCGTTTAGCATGTGCCATTACGCCAATCGTCGGTGTGTGACGTCGCATTAAATCGGCGCGATACTCTGCGATTGCTTCGTCCATTGGTCGGTCAACTTTCGCCACTTCGCCGCGCATTTTAGCGAGTGTTTCCTCGTCGAGTTCGTACAAATCGCCGTCGACAAATTCCGGTCCGCTTCGTTCCGTTGGTGTTGGTGGTTGTATCTCAAGTCCACAAAACGGACATACTTTTAAAAAGCGTTCAAACGCCGAATAACAACCCTGTGCCGTAACGACACCGTTGACTTTATGATCGACACACGCCCGAATAGGTGTGATATCACCGTCAACACCGCCGCGTTTTTCACGTCGTTCAAGCGACCATTCGCGTTTAGCATCGGGCAAACCGTGGCGAGTGACGTTACCCGCATGGTCTGAATAAATACCGTATTTCTTACCGTCCATTAATCGAAGCATACGCCCGAACCGTTGACAAAATAAACCGTACGATTGTGTCGGGTAAGCGTCCTGAACAACTTCGATAGCTGGAAGGTCGAAGCCCTCGTCGAATAGAGCGACGTTAATTAACACTAGTAATTCACGGCGTGCGAATTTACGTATCGAACTGACTCGAACCTCGTCGGGCGTATTACCGTTCAGTGATTTAGCGGGTACACCCGACTCGATAAACTGTCGTTCTAGTTCCTCGGCCGACGTCACGCTCGGTACGAACACGACGGATAGCATGTTTTTAAATTTGTCATGATACGTTTGGACCACGTCACCGACGACACGGTTTGACTTCTCGTCCACTTCCACCAGTGAAGAATGTTCAACAGCGTCGCGAACCTGGTTGATGTTATAATCACCGGTTGAAGCGCTAATTTTAACCGCACCCATTCGATTCGATAAATCACTCGGTGGTGCGAAAATGCGATATTCAGTCAAAAATTTGTTATCGATTAACCAACGCATAGTCGGCCCGATAACCATCGAATGAAATACACCGTCGTTATCAGCACCAAGACCCGCACCGTCGGCACGACATGGCGTGGCGGTCACACCTAGACCTTTAGCGTTGATAAACAAATCGGTCGCTTTCATCCATTTGTTACGCTTACCGCCATTCGCCCCGAGGTGATGCGCTTCATCAGTAACCCACAATGTGACATTAGGTGCCCAACGACGAATAGAGTCGGACATGTCTTTCGGTGGTCGCTTACCTTGTAACGCGCCGTGCGGGTGTGCGTCCACCTTAACAGGTTGACCCCACGAACCGTTACGTTTTGGTCCGTACAACCACTTGATACCGTTTGGTGCGTCTTGAACGTACATGTCACCGTCGACACCAGTTCCACACCATGACATAACCGTATCGACACCAGCTACGGCGGCGCGAGCATTAGGATCATAAAATGACGTCCCAACCTCAACCATGTGCATTTGTACAATGGAACGGATCAACTTGTTCGGTCCAATGATACGATGACGCACACCATTACGAGCAAACGCGATAGATATTTGCGAAACGAGTTCTTGACGGTGCGCGATAGTACAAGACGAACCGACATGGTCTTTCACTATAGCCGACAATACCCTGGTATTGTGAGTAACTGTGAAGTCCCCCAGCATAAACAGATGATCACCATCTATTTCAAAACCATAATAGTCATCGACACCTATCGGTTCGACTTTCAAACCCGTGACTAACACTGATTTTTTCTGTTTTCTAGGTTTAAAATCATTACGAACCAGTTTGGTGGGTATACAAGTAAAGTCCCCGCTGATACTCACACGGTAGTAATCCCCCGTCACACCGTTGTTAGTACAGATTTTACGGCACGGTTTGATATACGCAGCGAACCCCAGTGATCGAGCCACGTACGCTAAGTCACTAGCTAACACTTCTAACTTGAACACCGCGTCATAGCTTTTACCATCGTAATGACCGTCGCTATCTAGTAAGCCCGCCAATAATTCCAGTCGTTGACGTCTTGAACCCGTTTTATAAATTAACGGGACGTGCTTGTTATGTAATAACCCTAGTGAACGTAAAGACCGATGCATGCTGTTAGGTTTATGGCTGTTACTTATACCGTAGTTCGACGAAGCGTTATCGATCATGTCCTTTTTATTGACATTGAAGCCACGGGATTTAGCGTAGTCGTTAATATAATCGACAATCTCTTTATCAGCAGTAGTGATGGTCGAACTTTTAGAATATCCGTCACCCAACCATAGACCCAACATGTAAGGCGGTAGGTTTTCATCGTGTTTTTTATCGTCCCACTCAACGCCACTGCGCCAACCTTTATGCGTGTGTTTGAACGTTTTAGACGACTTAATATAATCGAGAACAGGTATATTAACGATGTCACCCTTACCGTTGTGACAAGGGTATTTAGGATTAGATTTAATACCTGTCTGTTTGAGGCTCAATATGTGACTTTCATTAACAACATAACTGTCACCTTTGGTTGGTGTGACACGGTACATCATTTCGCGACCTCTGGCGATAGTTAACACTCTGCGATGGGTGCTATCAGGACCCATTAATAGATCGCCAGTTTTCACTTGTTCGACGGGTAATATAGAACCGTCGAACATTAGTACACCTGTTCCTTTAGCCAGGCATTTACCCGCGCCGGTTGGCATCACAGCCAACACGTTACGATGACCTGAACACCATTCGTTTTGAATATCGTTATAAAGTTTTAATTGGTAATCCCGTAACCCAGTATCGGAACATACCGTTTTGACCGCGTACGCCACTTGTGACAATACGGGTATGTGATTAATCATATTTATCTATTCCTCGGTAATACGGTTATTATCGTGTTGGTTTGCGGCGATACAACGAATATACACAGTTCGGTAACGTAATATCGTCGAGTAGTATCGATACGAATATTAAGTTTTCGAACCTGGTTAAACTTCCATTTCGTCGCGCGTTTGAACTCACTATGTAGGTTGACCAAAGCTGAACGTTTACCGAACCGCTCGACCCATCGTTGCACAGCGTGGTTAGTTACCCTCATTTTAAAAGTTCCATAAATTTTTATCTCGTTGCTGTTGACAATGTGGTCATACTACAGTTAAAGTGGCGTTGTCGTCAACAAACAAATAGGAAATTTAACGATGAAACTTGAACTACCAGATGATAACGCAACTGTACTTTACCACATGGGTACGGCGTTACGTAATATCGCCATTGATAACGGTCATGTCGTCGTCGAGACGCTATCCTTAACGACAACGGACAATTCATCTAAGTCATTAGACGAGCTAGCCAATTCTATGGGTATCGTTCGCCAACAAGCCGATGAACCTGTCGTTACTCCACCAGAAGCGATTGACCACATCGGTAATGCTGATGATAATCCAATGAGTGACGTTGCTGAAACTAACGACACGATTGACGTTAATGGTTTACCATGGGATCAACGTATTCACAGTCGCGGTAAAACTCGTAACGCAGATGACACATGGCGTAACGCTCGTAAGCCGAAAGATAAGACCGACGAAGAATGGGCGGTTTATGTTGAAGAAGTCGAAACCGAACTAAAAGCGTTGATGGAAATTCCTGTCGCTAGTGGTGAGTCATTAGACGAGCTAGCCGTCGCCGATACAATCAGCGCGGAACAAGCGTTCTCGACACCACCTGTCGTTACTGAGACACCACCTGTCGTTACTGAGACGCCACCGGTCGTTACTGAGACACCACCGGTCGTTACTGAGACACCACCGGTCGTTACTGAGACGCCACCTGTCGTTACTGAGACACCACCTGTCGTTACTGAGACGCCACCGGTCGTTACTGAGACGCCACCAGTCGTTGCCGAACCGAGCGTGAAAACGTTCCCCGAGTTGATGAAGTTCATCACGTCGAATAATAAAGTGTTGGATAAAGACAAAGTGAACGAAGTGTTATCCGGTAACGGTTTAGCGTCAATCACTCTACTCGCTGCACGCGCCGATTTAATCCCACAAATTCACGCCGCGTTATTGAAAGTGGTGAACTCATGAATAAATCGTCACTCTTAGCGAGTTCGGCTGATACGTGGGTGAATTGTACCGGTAGCGTCGCGATGGCGCTGCAGTATCCAGCTATTGAAACGGGTGACAGCACATCGGAGGCGCGTCTCGAAGGGCGCGCGTTCCATGAAGTCGCACAACGAATACTAGAATCGTTTAAATCACCAAACCGTGACTTAGTATCGTCGGGTAGTATCGTCGGTACACAAAGTAAAGACGGTATCATCATCACCGATGAAATTTACGACAGTGCGTTAGAATACGCTAACGACGTGTTGCGTGTGGCTAACATAAACGGCACGATGCGCGATATGTGCATTGAGGAACACATCGACCTATCGTGTATTTATGCCGGTATGTACGGTTATATCGATTGCTGGTTACTCGACAAAGCGTCAATGACGTTATATGTGTGGGAAGGTAAATTCGGTCACCGACACGTCCCAGCGTTCGAAAACTGGCAATTAATATCATACGTTGAGGGGATACTCGAAAAACTAGGCATTAACGGTTATGTCGACCAAAACCTAAACGTATCAATGCGTGTTGCTCAACCGCGGTCATATCGTAGCGCGGGCCCCGTTGACGAATGGGTGTGTAAAGCGTCGGATTTAAGGTCGTATGTAAATACACTGAAAGCCGCCGCCGAAGACGCTCACACGCCGAACGCACAATGTGTGGTTGGTCGTCAATGTGATGTGTGCCCCGCTCGTTACGCTTGTGAAGCGTTGCAGCAAGTCGCGTACAGTGGTGTTGATTATCTGAGTAACACCGAAGGCGTGACGTTAACGGGTCATGGTTTAGCGCTCGAACTGCGCATTTTAAAACGTGCGGACCGTGCGATGAAAGCTCGGCTATCTGGTCTTGAAGAACAAGCGTTAAGTGAAATCCGTGGCGGTAAAATATTGCCTGGTTTTATTGGTCAACAAGGTTACGGTCGTAAACGCTGGTGTAAAGACACGGATCAGTCAGAAGTTATTATGATGGGTGATATGATGGGTTTTGACCTTCGTAAACCTGCCGAACTCGACACACCAGCGCAAGCAATTAAAAAAGGTGTTGACGAATCCGTCATTGCGGCTTATAGTGAAACTCCAACGACGGGTTTAAAGCTCGTTGAAGATAACGGCGCTAAGGCGCGTAACGTATTTAGAAAAGGATAAAATCATGTCAGATATCTTAACACCAGTTGGTCGTCTTGTTTCAGGTCACCCAATGGAAATGCACGCAGTAACGGACGACAAAACCAAAATCCAAAAAACATTCGCCGACGGTTCGCCGATGTTTAATCAATCGGTTGGTGTTGCGTTCCCTAAAAACGGTACAACACATTGGGAACAAACAGAATGGGGCGCAGCAATCAAAGCCGCTGCGGTAGCTGCATATCCACGCGGCGAACACGGAATGAAAACGTTCTCGTGGAAGATCACCGACGGCGATTCAACCGAACCGAACAAGAAAATGGTTACGCCAGCTAGTCGTGAAGGTTATCCGGGTCATTGGGTACTATTCGCGTCGTCATGTTTCCCGACACCTTGTTATCACGTCGGAAAGTACGCGCCGCACGAAGTGATCCAGAATAAGGACGAGATTAAACGCGGCGACTATGTTCGTCTAGTGTTCAACACTAAAATGAACGGTTCGACTGACAGCCCAGGTATGTACATCAACCCTGTGATGTTAGAACTCGCTCGTGCAGGTCAACAAATCATGTCAGCCAACGCACCAGACGCGGCGGCGGCGTTCGGTGGTAGCGCTCCGGTTATCCCACAAGGTGCGTTAGTCGATACCGGTGTTGCAGCGCCTGTTACACCTGCGGCGACTACTCCACCACCACAAGCCGTCGTTACACCAGCGCATGATTTGGTGCAACCACAACCAACACCGGGCGCTACTACACCGCCGCCAGTGTTAGCGACGCCACCTGTCGAAGAACGCTTCGACGTTAACGGCACCGCGTACACCAAAGCGCAATTGTTAGCGATGCCCGGTTGGACCGAGGCACATTTAGCGAACCTAACCCGCGTTTAATAACGTGACAACTGGCCCCACGCTTAACGGTTGTGGGGCTTTTTTAATATTTGGAGTTATAACCGATGATTAATAATCAACTAAATAACGCGGCGTTACCTGTATTATTTGAGCGTTTCACACAATGGCACCACGACCGCAATCTAATCGACGGTACGACAAGTCAGGTTCAATTTAAAAAACTACTCGAAGAAGTTATCGAGCTTTACATGGCGTTATACCCAGGCGTTACACCAGACATAGCGACCATGCAAATAATACAGATGACATTAGGTTTAAATAGTGCCGGACGTATTAAAACGTGTGACGGTTCCGGTTTACCTGATGCCATAGGTGACATTAACGTCGTGCTTGACAATATCGCAGAACGTGAAGGTTATACAATGGCGTCGTGTCTGTCGAGCGCGTATGATGACATTAAGGACCGTAAAGGTCAGATGATTGATGGTACGTTCGTCAAGGAGTCAGATTTATGAAATACTTGTCAAAATGTGACGAGCTGAACGGATGCGGTAAGACGTTCCCCGGTGATATGTCACACTGTCCACATTGCGGAACACCCGAACAGTTTTCGACACAAGCGTTCGTTAACCCTCGTGACTATGCTTACGATGAAGAAACTTATCCTAATTGTTTCACCGCTCGGTTTATTCACATTGCTACCGACACACGTTGGAAGTTTGAGATCTCCGAATTTGTCGACAACTCGGATGAACTAATCGCGTTCGTAATGCAACTTAAAGCGTGTAACGCTCGTGGCGTTGGTTACAACAACGTCGGGTTCGATTACCCAGTATTACATTACATCGTCCAAAACCACATTAACGACCCTCGTCTAATTTACGACTTCGCAATGGTGTTAATCAAAGGGACCAAAGACGAAAAGTTCGCGCGCCAAGTGTGGGACAGCGACCGCCTATTCGAACAGTTAGATTTATACAAAATTAAACACTTCGACAATGTGGCACGTGCTACGAGTTTGAAGTCACTCGAAATTGCCATGCGCATGGATAACATCGAAGATTTACCGTTCCCCGTCGGCACCGTTCTCACTCGTGACGAAATTGAAGTATTGCACACATATAACGAACACGACGTTATAGCCACGATATTGTTTTACGTTCGTTGCATTCCTGAGATTGAATTTCGAGAAGTATTGACCGATCGTTACGGTCGTAATTTTATGAACCATAACGACACTAAAATTGGTAAAGATTACTTCATTATGAAACTCGAAGATAGTGGTGTCGAATGCTTCGAAAAAACGCCATCTGGACGAGTGCCACGTCAAACGATACGTCCGTCTATTAAGTTAGGGGACGTGATATTCCCTTATGTGAAATTAGAACATCCCGAGTTTAAACGTATACACAAGGAATTAGCATCTAAAACAATAACCGAGACTAAAGGGTCGATCAAAGACCTGAAGTGTATTGTCGACGGTATCAGCTATAAATTCGGCACCGGTGGCCTGCACGCTTCGGATGATTGCAAGATATTTAGAAGTGATGACGAAATGTCGATCGAAATGCGAGACGTAATATCATACTACCCGTCAATGGCGATAGTTAACAACTTACGACCGCTACATCTAGGGGAAAATTTCCCATTGATTTACGGTGACATGTTCAAACAGCGCCGTTCATATCCTAAAGGAACACCGGAAAACGCAATGTTAAAATTAGCATTGAACGGTACTTACGGGGACTCTAACAATGTGTATTCACCGTTCTACGACCCTGTTTTTACAATGGCGATAACATTGAACGGTCAGCTTTTATTGTGCATGTTGGTTGAACAGTTAATTAAGACACCAAACCTACGCATGATTAACGTCAACACTGACGGCGTGGGGTTCATATATCCGCGTAAATACAGATCGCACGTAGATGCTGTGTGTGCGTGGTGGGAAAAATTAACAGCGTTGGGGCTTGAAACCGAAGAATATTCGATGTTTGCTCAACGGGACTGTAATAATTACATCGGTGTTGAGGCTTAATCATGACCGTGGGTATTTATGCAATTATAAACAATGTGGACGGCAAGTGTTATGTTGGTAAATCTATCAATGTAGAGAGACGGATTACACATCATAAATACCACCTTAGAAAATCCGAACGGTCGGTTAAACAAACTAACAGACATTTATTCAACGCAGTTAAAAAACACGGTATCGATAATTTCACTTTCGCCGTGATAGAAGATTTTGACAAAATAGACGAAGATTTAATTTCGGAACGTGAGTTATTCTGGATGTTACATTTCAAATCTACCGAAAGAGACCATGGGTATAATTTGAGAGCTGATTCGTCCACTCGAATGATTGTTCACGATGATACACGCGAAAAGATTTCGCAGAATAATAGAGGCATTAATAACCCTAACTACGGTAATAGATGGGATGACCGAAAGAAACTTCACATGTCTGAATTAAAATCCAAACAACATCGTAAGGGTGTCTACGGTGACGAGTGGAAATCTAAAATATCTACAAAATCGTCTGAGTTTTGGAGTAATAACCCAGACGTTAAAAAGCAGATGGCAATTAAAGTTAAAGTCAAGAAACAAAAGTACAATTTCATTCAGATGGACGAAGGTTTGAACATTATAAAAGCGTGGCCTTCTGTAGAGTCAATTATAAATGAAAACCCCGATTGGAAATGGCAGAACATTTACTCTGTGTGTAATGGTCACAAGAAACGAATATACGGTTATAAATGGAAAAAGGTGTTGAAAGATGGGAAAAATAAAACGTAAAGGTGCATACGAATACAATGTACAGTGGCACCAGGATTGTAGCGCGCTCGTCGTTGCTAAAGCGGCCGAGGCGGCGCTCGTACGTGGTGAGGATATACGAACGTTCATTATGAACCATGCCGATAATTACGACTTTATGTGTCGCGCCAAAGTACCGCGTTCGAATCGTCTCGTTATGCGTTGGCCAGAGTATGACGATACCGAAATCGAGATGAATAGTATTATTCGTTATTACGTGTCTAACCACGGTGGGTCACTCGTTAAGATTGCTCCACCAACGGGCGAGGTCGGAACGTGGAAACGTGCAGCGAAGGTCAGTGACACGTTATATTCACAGGTGCTTGCTGAGTTGGACATGTGGGACTTATCGCCTAACATGGATGCGGCTGGGATACCACACGACGAACGTATTCACACGAAGAACAAGTCGAAACATGACAAGCGTGAAATGGGTATCTGTGTCGGCTGGCGTGTAACTGACTGTTCGAACGTGGGGAACTTCGACCGCTCAACAGTGAATTACGACTATTACGTCGAACAAGCTGAAAAACTCGTTAAACCACTCTTGACGGACGTGTCAAAGTAGAGTAACGTTAACTGTATCGAAGCGCTTCACATCGGGGCGCTAATTTAAAGAGGTGTAAATGATGGGCGATAAGGTAATTGAAATATACGACGCTGGTTTTCAAGACGGTCGAAAAGAGCGCGACTACGACCCTCAATCCCATAGTGTGGTTTACGATGTGCAACAACGTATCGAAGCGCTTGAAGCGGCGTTAACTGAAGCGCATCGTGTCATACTTCACGAACTTGATTCGGGTCGCACGCCGTTCATGTTGAAAGCTGAAAACGGCGGTAAGGGTTTGGGATATTTTGAAGATGTGTTGAGTGGGGTTAATCGCCCTTAGCGCTCATCACTTTTATCAATTCGACGCGTAATGCCTCATGAGCTTGCGCGTTTTGTCTTAGTTCTTCTTGCATCTGTTCACGTTGAAGTTGTAACGCTTCTTGGTGATGACGCTCAACAATCGCTTGGTTTTTACGTTCCGAACGTATTTTGAAATACACACCAATGACTAACGACACAAACGATAAAACCAGACCGATGATCACAGCGTTCTCGTTCAGCCAACCAACCGCACCACTAGCTGTCGTCGCCACTGCGATCCCGCCCGAGCTTGTAATCCCCACATTGCCAGCATCTGGTGTGTGTACGCTCATGTTCTGTTATGCCCTTGTATATTGACCAACCCAACGCGACGACTTGAATTAAAATCACGATAAGCAGCCCATAATGTTGGAAAAATTCCAAGAAGTTGACATCCAACCAGTCCATAGATAAACGCCTCGTAATTATTATAAATAAGAATGTGCCGTCCATGTGCAACATCATACGCAAGCGCTGCATATGTTACGAGTGTGGCGAGTAATACTATAGCTTGATAAAACGACAACCATGACCGAGGTCTTATAAGTAGGCATGTGCCAGCTACCGTTGTGATAACTGCCCTATTCCAATATCGACAAACACCTTCAACGTCAGTAAATTGAACGTTAAACCACTGTAATAACATACAAGCGGAAACTATCAACCATATCGAACGATGGTCTTTGTGTAATACACCAATGACGGCATATCCGATACTAGAATAAAACAGATAATCCACTTGTTATTTCTTCTTAGCTGGTTGACTTGAGTCTTTTTGTTTAACTGGTAAAGTCGGTTTGCTTGCGTCAGGCATGGTAATTACTCCAATGTGAATTTATGGTATATTGTTCATTAATATAGTAACACAACAGGGTGTTAAAAATGAACAATAAATTAATAGGCGGGACCTTGATCGCAGCATTGGCACTCACTGCAGCACACGAAGGTTTAAAAACCGAACCGTACCAGGACGTCGGCGGCGTATGGACCGATTGTTATGGTCGAACTAAAGGTGTTACGCCAGGTACGAAAGCGACCATCGATGAATGTGACAGCGCGTTAATGAAAGAACTTGTCGAACACGCTAAACCGCTCGAACGCATACCGTACCCGCTACCCGATAACGTGATCATCGCGTGGGCTGACTTTTGCTATAACGTTGGTGTCGGTGCGTGTCAGAATTCCACAGGTTACAAGATGTTGAAGCGTGGTGACATTAACGGCGCGTGTGCTCAGTTGTTACGTTGGAAATACGTCGACGGGAAAGACTGTTCGGTTCGAGCCAACGGGTGTTACGGGATATGGAAAAGACGGCTCGTTGAGAACCGTCTTTGTGTTGGTGGTTAGTGATTATTTACTTTCTCACTAGACTGAGTTTATACTCCGCAACAGAATTTATCGTTTTTCCTGTAACTACCGGTTCCGGTTTTCCGGTGTTAGACCTGCCGAAATACATCTTAATGGCCCAACTTGAATACCCAGACATAGACGATGCGCCACTGAGGTTTGTTGCCATACCTGCGAAGGTGTCTCCGTATTCGTAAATACCAACTGATAAGTCCGTGATCCTTAACTGAGTACTTATTGAGTATTTACCAGGATCGGAGGAAGGAACCCCAGCCGACCCTGTTGGTCGGTAGATTTCCCCAAAAGCGTTCATTTGATAATCTTTCTCTTTACCGACGATTGGGTTTACTACCCCAGAATAATCAAGAAGATCCTTATAACCCGCTTGTGGTGTTTGCATTGTATCAAAAGATTTCTTGAAGTTAACCGCGTTGTAAGCAGTGAGAGGCCACATTGCTGGATAATAAAACCCAAATTCACCATCCAGTAAGTATTTTTGAGTATGACTTACAATGACCTTACCATTAACTAAGCTATGAACAAGTATCGTATCAGCCAATGGTTCATTAACTGATACTGTCCCATAATAGGCTTTAATTGTTTGCCTAAACTGAATCTGGTCACCTACTATGAATTTCCCAGTAGAGGGTTGCCTATTAAACCCATCGGCGTAAATTTCAACACTTGATTGAAGGTACTCATTCCCGTGTACACTGCCACCTACATCCTGATAAGCGACATCGCCAGTTTTTCTGAACTCGTAGGCATACTCAAGTTGACTTCCCTGAGATTGAATCACATCATAATTATCCTCAGAGAGGATAAAGGACGATTGAGACAGCCTCACGAAAGTTGCCGTGCCATTTGTGGCCGAACCAGATGCGTGGCTAGGAGCTGTAGCACCAGTAGTGCCAGCAATAGAGCACACATATATCGCACCATTAGCGCCTACGACCTCTTCATATCGTGCAACAGGAACCGTAGCTGTGAAGGGTTTTGGTCTAACCCCCTCATTCCACGGTGATCCAAAACTTCCACCGGAAACCACAATGCCATTGAATCCGAATACATTAAATACAGTAGACGCTAGAGGGTTTTTTGATGCACTTAATGTGAACCTAATAACATACGACCCAACTTTAGCGGGAAGGTTAGTAGCTAAAAGTTGTCTTTGTCTATATTCAGTGGTCGCAGAGTATGTATCTACAGTTGTTGCCTCATTCAAAAGTGCGGTAGATCCGTCTATTGTTACGTCAACTATATTACCTTCTATTCTTGAATTATAAAGTAGAGATAATTCTGCTCCGTCAACTGTATTATCAAAAGTGATCTCGATGTAATTGTTAATTATTGTTGATTGTGCAGCGCGATGTCCATAATACGGCAAAGCGTTTACAGTGCTCAAATCTGTCCAAGTTCCATTAGCCACAACACCAGAATCACCGAAAATAATGGCCTCTGACAGGTCTTGGACTATAGTCTGATTCCAGCCATAAGGGGTTATCCTACCTTCTGAGTCAAGACCTTGGTTTTGCAATAACCCTACTTGCCAAGTTTGACCACCCAAATGAGTGTAATGCAAAAACTCTGTGTCGCTTGATTTCACAATGGCACTTTTTTTAGTTGGAACGACTCCATTTATATCAGAATATTGCAAAGACTGACCTATGGTTTTATTTATTTTATTTATTTTCAATGCACTATCATTTAACGCATCTTCAACTGTACCGAGACTATCCGTATCTATAGCACTCGCTTTATGTGCTCCAGCAGGGTTTCGGTTCGGACCTATGTGGGCAAGGTTACCCGCAATCTGCTTCATCGCCTCCAATCGCTGCGAGTTTACAGCCGTGTCAGCGTTACCACTCGGCACGATGCCCGCTTCGGCAAGTAACGCAGCGTCAAAACCCGCGTAATCATTACCCCACTCAGCATCCAACGGCGTACCATCTTTAGCGCCCGGTACTGATTCGTTTTTAATCGAACCGTACGGATAATTACCGTCGGCTGGATTAGCGCGCGGTGAGAACTTCTCAAAAATTTTAATTGTCATTGTGGTTATGCTCCGAAGTATAAACCGAAATTAGCCCGTGTATCGCCCCAACTGAACGAACCACCAAACTGTGTAATTGCCGTTTCTTCAATGTACCCAAGGAACTCAACGCCTTGTGGTCGTGGTACGATGTCGAACGTATTAAAAACGAACCGTTCAATGTCGGTAAGTTCCGATCCGAATGACACGCTGAACGTCATATCCTCGTTATCAACGACTCGAATAGGGCTCGACGATGTGATGTAACTCAACGCGTCAACAACACCATCTAATGACGCGTCGCTATTGTTCTTTGCTATTTTAGCACGTATCAGCACGCGGAATATAGCGTCACTAACTTCTTGTGACAGTACGTCGCCTGCCGACTCAAATTGCGAATCAACACCACCGAACTGGCAAGCATCACCAGAGCCGCCGAAATACGTATCTGGATCGAATACAACGAACGATTCGAAACCCCTGTCAATAACAACAATACGCCCAATAACGTCAAGCTGTTCGCCAACCGCCGAGTCGATGTCGTATGACATTCTAACCGCTTCGTACGCTGATTCTACCTCGTCGGCGATGGTCGGCGTAATACCGTACCACGCGACAGCTTTCGGTTTATCTGCGTACTGTGCGTAAATACGATTAGGCATTTATCACCACCGTGATATTAGCATCGGTCCATCGTGACAACTCGTTAAACGCGATAGGTACTTGACCAACAGTCAATGTATTGACGACTAGCCCCGTTACGTAAGCGTTACCGTACCGACCTATAACTTGGTTGATAGGCGTGTAAATACGCGACACTGGCACTTCTTCACCGATGTCAAAACCGAGCACGTTAAACCCACATTCAGCGGCTACGAGGTCGCCCGCCGAATAATTTAGTATGGCCTGTTTAATTTGTTCGTCGGCGTCGTTCGGTAACGAGCCGTCGTTTTGAATGGTGACGGCTACAATCATGTCGACGTAAGTTGGTCGACTGAAAGTGATGTCTTTAATGTTACTCGGGTATTTATCGAATACGTCGGTAACCGTCACTGGTGTACCAGCGGCATGTAACGCGCAACCTGGGTTCTTTTTACGGAATATAGCGAGCGCGACGTCCGCATCGGTCCCACCGTCTACGATTGGTACTTCGCTGTGCGCGGGCAATCCGTTAGCGTCGACAACACCTGTGAAGTTTTCGAGCACGATAGCACGACGCACACCCGACACGGCGAATATCTCGCCGAGCATATTATCAATCTGATTAGAACCGGGTCGAGCTACCGCTTTCGCACGTTCGAGACGTAACGACGAGTCGTTTTGTCGATTCGTACCTGGGGTCGCTACCGACGCGTTAGTGACGGTTTGCCATCCTCCCACTGTCGACACGATGCGCGTCAATGTACCGATGCTAGCCTGTGTCGCTCCGTTAACCGTACACGTTGCCGTAACGCTAACCGTGCCGCCACCACCGATAGTCACGTTAGTATCGGTGCGCCATTGTGAGCCGTCGACAGTAGATTCGACGAGTTTACCCGCGATTATCACAGTGCCAGGAACGCCACCCAACGTTAATTCCACATTGCTCGGCGTTCCTTGACTGCGTATCGTACCGGTAAGTGAACAAATAATATTGAGGTCGACACCTTTCGCTTTGTTCGGGTCTTTCGAGTTGTACGCACGTTGGCCGATTTCGTCTAGATTCGCCCATATTTCAGCGTCCGACGCGAGTTTTAACCCGTCAGGCGTTGATGGGTCTAGGTTCCATTTCGGATCGATGTCGATGTATAACTGGCGCTCTTGCGCGTACCAATCGTTTTGAGTTTTTAGAACGTAGCCCGTCGGCGTTAGACTAGCCATTTGATACCGTTAATTCAGTTATGCCAAATGTGGTTAGTATACCAGCGTTGACAGTATAAACGCGAGTATTGATATCGAAGTCGGTCGAGAACGACACGAGGCGAACGACACCGTCTGTCCGTAATATGCGCGATTTAATGATCGCTTCTTTACTCGATAGCGTTCCGTCTTTACCGAGAATTGACTCCCACCACGGCGTACCGTCGGTGACGTCTCGGAAATATTCACCGAGGAATAAACGCAATCGAGTTTTGACAGTTTGCGCTATTTCTTCGACGCCGCTGATAAATTGGTCACCGCTTGTGACTATATCACCCGTGTCGGGGTCTATTAATCTCACAGTCATTAGATTGGATCCCCTGAGTTGTCAACCACTGGCGTACCGTTGATGTTATACGTTCCGGCTTCATGCTTGTGGTCGTCACCAACATTAGTACCGTTATGTGTAAACGTTGGTGAGTCAATGTTAAAACCGGTAAAAGTACCGTTAAACGCACCGCTAGCGTCTAGCGTGAACGAACCCGACGCGTTAGCGACTTCAATCGAGTCGTCATTTTTTAACCAAAAATACTGAGTACCGTCGGCGTTGCGTAATCGTATACCGTTATTCGCAAAATCGTTGATCACGTTAGGTTGTGAACGTACACCGGGTAAAAACACGGCGTCGCTAAGGTCGTGAAATCTCATTATAGGATTTTCAGCAACACCACCCGTTGTCATCCAACCATCGATACAACGTTGTGAGAACAGGATAAACCCCTCGTCACCTACGTCGATTTGATGTTCAACCGTGAATTTACCACCCTGAAAATGTACCGGAACTTCAATTAACGGTGGCGGCGTAAAGGGTTTACCGTTGACGTCCTTGCGTACGATACCGATTTGTATTTGGGCGAGTTGAGTCGCCGGATCGAACGCCAAGACGTGACCCGGTATTGATGTCGCTACGTCTTTCATCATTTCGAAAAACGAACGTTTAGTTAATTCAGTGAGTGTCGCTATTTGCATTATTTGAGTTTAACACAAAAAAATGCCCTCACATAGAGGGGAAATGGCAGGGATTAAATTGCCTCGGTTACGTCTCACGACGTTACGTGGCTGCAAGGTGTCAGTGCCTTGCCACTTACGGATCACCCCCTGTTGGACAGTGTGCCGAGATAATGTGATATCTCACCCTACGTTATGCAAAAATGACGTATATCATAACGGAGTTTGTTACGTCTACTATCACATTGCGAAAGTGTTTATATGTGTGACACGCTCCGATATTCATTAGGGCTTAAAAAGCCTCGGACTTAAGTCACCTTTCGCCTATGCACTCGATACCGTTATCGTTACGGACTCGTAAACACTTTCGCAATGTGCCCCACACTTTCGCAGTGGGTGCGGAATATCTCTATTCAACGAAGGTTCAATGTTGACATTACATCAACGAGTTCATTTTAATCACCACTGTGGTCAAGTGAGAATAACAACTAACCTTGAGTCATCAGTATTGACCAACGTGACGATTATGTCAACCCTCTAATACCCGTTATTTTCGTTGACCATGCGTCACCCCATGTATCGCCGCTGTGCGTTAGTTTAAATATTTTATATTCGCCAACACCGGCCGATTCGGGTATGTCCACAAAGTATAGATTACTAAAATTGAACGTGGCGAGGTCTGACTCGATACGATACCGACCGCCTATTTTAATTTTCGGGTTTAATCGCGTCACAACATCGACACCATTTTCCGTAATTTCGGGTATACCTTCCATCCCTGTAAACTGCGATACGACATGTACATCACCTTTTCGGGCGTAACCTTGTCGTACCACCACGAGTCGTTCGTTTTCGATTACGTAGTCGAACCCGTGCGTTTTCGCCAGGTTGTCGAGATAGACACGTGGATCACCCGCCAGCGTATAACCGTATGGATACGGGTCGATGTCTGCGAATTGTTCGTCATCAATGACTATGGGATAACCCATCGACGTAACGCACGTTTTAATAATGTCAGTTACTTTCGTATCTTTTCCCAACGTCTCGTTAACTTGAGTTTGGTCATCAAGTAATTTACCACCGCGACAAATCAAACGGGTGATAGTGGTTGGCCCTTGTCGCTCACGTAATACGTTTTGTATCGTGCCGACAAATATCGAATCAATTGAATCAGCATAACCAGCACGTAACGTTAACACGACGCCGCGTTTTAGAGTCTTGTTCGTTGCGTCAGCGCTCATGTTATACAGTGCGATATCGGCGTAACTCGTATAACCGCCAAAATCATGCAGCACTTCAAAAGTGCATTTGAACTGTCGACCGTCCGTTACTTCAATGAACGGTTCGTCGTCGAGCGATATTGACCACTGTCGTTTGTTATAACTGCTCATCGTCACTCACCCAAACTAGACGGTTATTAACACCGAGGTTATCTAACGTTACATCGTCGCCGATGAACACGAGTTTTCCGATACCCGCTTCGTAACCGTCCGTAATTACCGCGTTCGGTTCGAGCATTGCGCCCGATATCAATGTAACACCCTCCCGAGATATATCCACACTCCAAGCTGGACCAGCTACCGTTACATAATTTAACGTGAACTGTAAAAAGTTATCACCGAGTTGAATCGTAAATATCTGGTGAGCGTTACTCGCGCCATTTTTTAACGGTATTGTGATCATCCTAAAACCCCCGTGACGTTGGTCGTCGTTAACGCCGTTGGCTCGACGCCTTTAATCTCGCCGATGTTATTCGTTGCGCTCGCTTGCGATGAACTAGGGTCGTTTGGGTTCAATTGTGACGATAGCGGTTGGTTTTTGGTGATTACAGTAGATAGTGTCGGATATTCTTGTAAATCCGCTTCGAATATCAAGCCACCTTCGTTAACGGGGTCTTTGGTTCGTCGTATGCGAGCAATGACCATATTAGTCAATTGTATGTCACCCGCGTCGATGTCGAACGGCTCACCTGTGGTTAATAAGCCGACAAGAAATTCTAACGTGGCACTACCTCGCGTTTCGTTACTACCAGCTAGAAAACTGGACGACAACCCGAAGGCGGTCGACACGAGCGGCGAGTCGATGAAACTCGTAGCAAAATCTCCTAACCCTAGTGACAACGGCGTGTTACTCACCGCGCCGACAATGGACCAGCGAAACGGATTTACGATTCGGTGATCGCTTGCGCGCGCACCTAGTTCAATCGGATAACCTGTTAAGTCTGCTGACGCTTCGAAAGTGTCCTCTAATACCGCGTCAAACTCGTAACCCGCTATCGTCGGTGACTTGGGTGTAAATATACTTAATAGCGACACGTTAACCCCCTGTACTTGACGATATATCGTCTATTGCCGTTTGTGCCATACTGTCAATGACTCTCACGACTTTACGATCGATAATAGCACCGTCCATTTCTAAACTCACATTGATTGTTTGTGTCGATGGCGCCTGACCGCTACGGAATTGATCGACCTGTGTCGATGGTGCCTGACCGCTACGGTACTGACCGGACGGTACGACAATGTTAGTTCCAGTACCGCCGCTGAACGGTTGCATAAATGACTGATAAGCGTCACCAGCGGTTACCGTTAACGGTTGTGTCATCCATTCAGGTAGACCGATGTCTTGGCCGACGTTCGTCATCTGCTCGCCAATCGGCGTAAACAACCACTCAGGTAAACCGGTCGCTTCGGCCGCTTGTGATGGTTCACCAATACCCAACGCAGCTTTAGTCAGTTCACCAATGGCTCGTATTTTTCCGAGCCTGTCCTCACTGAACCAAGAATTAACCGACCTCGTAATATCGTTAATCACGGGTAATAATTCGGCACTTATCGCATCGGCGAATGATCCTAGGTTAGCTTTCGCCTCGACCCATTGTCGATTAAACTCTGCCGCGTCGGCTGTCATACCTGTCGTTAGTGGTCGGATGTTTCGATATTTATCGACAAGACCATCAACGGCACTGCGCCCCTGAGATAATAGTCTAATACTTGATTCGTCCAATCCTAGCGCTTCGGCGGCGTTAATGCGTTGCTGTGTGTTCATTCCTGCGAACGCATCGGCTAACCCTAGGTACGCGTCCGTCGCGGTTCGTGCGTCAGCTATCGCGTTAGGGTCAAGTCCGGCTTTACCCGCTGGCGCAAAAAACCCAACATCACCGACACGAATACGCGCTCGCGCTCGTTCAATTGATTCAAGTTGAGACATAAACGATTCGAGCGAACCACCCTCGGTCGCCAAAGCATTACCGAACGCTTGCATGTCGTTAGCGGTCACGCCGAACACTTCGCTGAATTTACCCAACATGTCAGCACTTGACGCGAAATCGGACGTCAACGCTTTTATACCGAACGCGCCGGCGACAACCGATCCGAGTTGTAACGCTTTGGACTTGATAGAGTCCATACCCGATTCGATTTGCTGCGCTGATTTTTTGTCGTACTCGAAACCGATACCGACGAGTAAACTTGATATGACGTTAGCCATTTTACGCACCTGATTAAAATATTACGTCAAGTATAACACGAGGTGAACGATTAAAAAATAATTGTAATCGAACGCTTGACACGACCGTCAATAGTGTTAATATGACGTATCGACAAAATAATGAGGTAATGTAGATATGATAAAAACACTTAAAGGTTTGTTAACTATCGCAGCAAAAAAAGATATTCGTTACTATTTGAACGGTATTCACGTCACGTGCGGTAACGACGGGATTGTTAAAATGGAAGCGTCGGACGGTCACAGTGGTATGATTCTGACAATTAAATCAAACATGTTTAATGTCGAACCTGGTACGGACGTGATTTTATGTGGTACGTCATTAACTAAATTGTTGAAGTTATTCGGACCAAAAGATAAACCTACGTTTAGCATCAGTAACGAGTCAGCTCGAATCGGTGAATATAACGTTGAATTGATTGACGGTCGCTATCCTGACTTATCTCGCGCCATGCGTGTTAATGGTGGCGAAACAAGAAAACCGTGTAATGAGATAGGTCTTGATTTGAGTAAGCTCGCTGCGGTGTGTAAAGCGTGTGAACTCGTATTACATGACGATACTTTCAAAGCCGGTAAGTTTACTTTACGTGAAGCTAGCGACTCAATACTAATCACTCGAGTATTTAACGATGTCGACACGCTTCAAGTTGCGTTAATGCCGACACGTCTTTAACTAACCATAATGGAGTAAACCAAATGAGATCGGAACCGACCGGACAACTATCACGGGCACGTTGTGAAATTGCGAGATTACGTATGGCGCTATCGGTATTTATCGCGCTATCTGTCACGCTTGGTTTGTGTGCTACTGCAATCGCGTTTGAAGTTTTACGTCTGCGTGACGTTATCGACGGTGTACTATGACCAAGACAGTAGCCGACGCCGTTAAACACCATGGCGGGGAATGGCCTAATTTGAACCATGGTAAAAATTGGATAGTTTACCGCAACAGCGACGGGTTCGATAACTGGTCACTGTGGGACGATTCGGATTTAAACCCCACATGGCAAAGAGTTTGCAATCGTGAACAGTTCGAACAACACACCAGTCGTAAACCGTATGATTTTGACCGTCACGTTAGTGTTAACGTCGAATATATGCAAGGTGACGTTAAAGAGTTTTACAAGGACGGACAGCGCGCGCGCGAAGGTGAAAAGAACCCGTACTGTCGTAAATCACAAGTTAGGGCGTTTTACTCTTGGTCGGCTGGTTACTGCGACAAACACGGAACATTACCGAAGGAGAGTTAAAAAAAGCCCCGTTATGGGGCGTTCTGCATTGCGGCGTTACGTGCCGCGATTAACTCGTCAAGTACGTGATGAAACCGAAGTACGTCAGCGAGTGAATATGTTCCGTTAAGTAATTCGGCGTATGTGCAAAGCGGTTGGCATAACCCCACTACACCGACACATGGTCGCATGAAAAACCAATCCGTTACGCCTGTTTGACTTTTCCCGCTACTCGACGAGCGTCGTTTTCGCTGTCGAGCCAGGTAAAAAAATCATCAAGGTTAAACGCTACCGCTTCGGCGACTAGTCGGAAATAAGCCAACATCCCACCTTGAAACGACTTAGCGTCAACTGGTGTTGTCTGGCCAGCGACGAACGCTTGACGAAGTACGATACCCGCAACTTCATCGAACGTCGTTTCCGGTAACGACAACATCGAACCGACAAGGAAATTCACATCGATTTTTTCGACGTTACCCGCCGCACTATTGAACGCGATTTTAGCGCCAAGTGATAACATCAATTTCTTTTGGTCAACCGCCGAGGCTTGTGCCACGTTGTATTGAACGTCGTTTACTGTAATGGCCCGTATTTGTGACATTGTTATTCACCGCCCTTGGTTGCTTTCCACACGTTGAATTCGAACGTGTACTGGTCGTCGCTCACCGTAGTACCGGCGCGGTTCATTGCTGCGTCGTTGGTGATAACACCGTCCGTACCGATAGCGGCTTCAAGTGTACCAATCTGAGTCCACGACAACACTATGTTAGCGTTCGCGTTGAATAACCCCTGTACATGCGCGCTATCTGGTGAACCTGGGTTCAAGTAGATGTTAACCGTACGACCCGGGTTAATACGATTCAAACGAACCGCTCTACCACCCTGACCGCGACGAAGCGTTACTTTTGGGTCGATAGGCGCATCGCTGAACGGTGACGCCGTTTCACCAAAATCGCTAATCACTCGACCGTTAATAGTTAGTACCGAGTTGTCGGGACCGAAATTTGCTAATGACATTTTCTAGCCCTCTTATTAATAGACGTCGACGTCAACTGGCACGGAATGGATCGCACCTTTACGGAAAATACGAATTCGTAACGGTGCGGATTTACGCGCGGCACGATCCGGACCGGTTAAGTTCAAGATATCTTCCGGTTTGGTTAATATTTCATAACCCGCGGTGTATTTCTCGATACCGTCGTCAGGGTCAATATAGTTACGTGGACCTAAATAACCGTTAGCAATGTACTGTTCACAGGTAGCTTTAGCCGCACCGATTAACACCGATTGACCAATAGGGTCTTGGCCGAGTTTGGTCGTCTGATTGAACACTGTGTTATATAACGTCACACCAAGTGCGTTAGTAAACGCCGACAAGTTAATCACGTCGTCCATGTATTCACCGAATGATGAATGTGACCACGAATTAATTACACGCCCAGCGTCCACACTACCTTTATTCTCGACTCTTGTGTAGAACTGACATTTTTTAGTTGGTTGACGCATCGCAGCGTAAGCCGTACCTGTCAGATTTTCACCAGCTACGCCAGATAATACTTTACCTTCACCAGTGATGGTCGAGTTTGTCGCGCTGTAATTCACCTTGGCGAATGGTACACATAGTTTAATACCAGCATACGGATCGGTCGCGTGAGACATTGTTCCCGCGAAACGATAACCCGACGTGGTTAATGTCGTCGCGATATCTGTCGTCGAACCAGGGTCACGAATGTCTGTCGAGTTTGCTCCGGTTTGACAGTTCTCAAACCACGATTCGTTATCGTTACACCATTCGGCAATATCTTCAACGTCAGTCAATGACGCGTACACCGCTTCTGTGAAGAACGAGAAGAACCACCAAAATTCGTTACGCGCTTTGTTCAATGTGGTCAACCACGTTGCGTCGGCGTCGGCGGTGCCCCATACGGTTAATTCGGCCATTTTTGGTGTACCACTTAACCAGTAACGAGCCGCTTTGTACGTTTCGGTTGTGTCAGGGAAGTCGACGGCTAAATCAGTTAGCGTCGAATACACTCGTCGAGTGTCGACTAAAAAGCCGACGGGTAATTCAGATTCAGGCGCGAATAACGCAGCCGAACCGAAGTTAGCAAAACCGAGCCCTTGCGGTGAAATCCGCACGTTAATAGGCACGATATTGTCAATATTATATGACATGGTTTAGATCCTCGTGATTGCAATCTTGATTAGTATATCACTCGACTGTACCAGACGCCACAACCTGCCCGTCTTCGTACTGTACTTGATAACTCGCCGATTCGATATTGTTAATCGTGACGCTGTCCGTCGTTTCGTAATACAAATACAAATAAACCTGTGCGCGCTGTTCGGGATTACCCGATTGTAAACGCGTTAAATTATTCGGCGTGCTCGCTCGCTGCCAACCGAGTTTAGCCGCACGTAACGTATTGCTAATGTCTGGACGCTTGTTACATTGTAGGAGACGTTCAACACGACTCACCGCGTCAACACCACGGAAAACATTTATAGACGCTTCTACGATGATTTGAGCGCGTACATCGGTATCAATCGCCCTCGGTGCGGCACTTGTCGAACGGTAAATATTAGCTTGACCACGTTGCGTCACTGATTGCTTCGGTTCGATTGTGGCGTATTCACCGGACGGAGCGGGTAAACCCTTACCTTTCGAGTCGACCTGATCTGCTAATATCACAGTGGGTACGCCTGTCACGGTCTGTACAATCGGACGTAATATGTTGAATAGTTCTAGTCGGTTCATTGGTCATCAATCCTCGACACGATAGCTTTACAGTAGTTACGCCACGGACGGTTATCTAATTTGTGACATTTCCACAGTTGGCCAGCAAATTCCCACGTGTCCGACTCGCGAATGCTCGCGTCGATACCGTCGTTTACGTAAATTCGTCGCGCATCGACGATACGTTCACCGCCTTTTTCAATCGCGTCAATTTCTCGGTCAGTGGCGGGCTGTATGTTCACGGTGTGCGATGTGGTCGTTGTCGTACCTTCGACCCATATACCATCAACGTAACCGCCACCGGTCGAAGCGGTGCGTGTCGCCGGTATCGATTTGAACACGCCGTCGACGTGTCCACGCATGTCTAGTGACATTCTATAACCCCTCGGTCGGTTTACTGGTTGTTATTTTGTACGTCACGCTTTGACGTAACGCGCCGCTGTCAATCAACGGGTTGCTAGACCCTTTCTTTTTAATCGTGCTCGGCGCGTTTGGTGGTGTACGTAAATCCGTCATGTATTTTTGAACCATGCCGACGGCTACGACACCGACACGATTTAGCGCTGTGTCCATTGTACCACCGTCGGCCATTGTCTGTTCGATGATTTTAAGGTACTCGGTATTACCCGACGCGACACCAGGGTTAAGCCACGGTCGCGCCGGTATGTTTATTTGATGTGGGCCAGTAACGCCAATTTCCATGTAACCACTGCCCGATTTTAAAAATCGCACTTCGTTACGGTTCGCCGCTGCTTTACTCGCGTAACCGTAGGACGTGCCGCCGGGGTGGTCGATATTGGCACCGAACTCGTGAACAGCACCTAACGCGGCGTTCGTGATGTCGTCCGACTCGTGTTGTCCGGCGTCTTCATGAATTCCGACCGTTACGGTGTTGTCGGTCATTAGCTCACGTAACGCTTTGTTAATCGCGTCTCGCGCTTGCTGTACACCTGTTATCGTCACTTTTGGTTTAATCATGTCGGTCATTATAACACCGATAAATTAACCCCGCACTAACCCCACAATAAAATCATTTTGAGGTGCGTTAAGTTGTTGATTCATTACCCTATTATTACCATTACCTTAATACCCCTAATATATATCATATCGTATAGTACAGTATGTTAATAACGTATATACATATATACAATCATACTCATAATATATAATACATCACAGTAATTACTATAGAGAGCCACCACGATACGGGTTATTACATTGCGTCGGGTTAACACTGTGAAATCAACACGTTACGCCACCTCAAACACCACCCCGACAAATGATTGACAATCGCGTCAACAACGATTAGTATTAATTACAGACGACGAGCATACGGTTCGTTGATTTATTGAGGTGTGTCGTATGAGTGACATAACGCAAGATGAAGTGGATTCGATTTTCCGTGAAATAAAAAACGAGTGGGATAGGGTAGTATCTGAAAGTGGAAAATCTGAAAAGATGTTTATTATAACTGATAGAACGGGACATGTAAGTGAGTTCATGTTTAATTACGCACAAGCGAAAGAACATGTCGAAAGCCTTGGTTTGGTCGTGCCAGCTTTTATCGATGGGCTTGAGGTTGCTATTTCATAGTAACGATGAATCGAACCACCCTAGTGTTAAACACGACACGCTATGTTACATAGCGTGTCGTGTTATCCCATCACACTATTCGAGCACCCATAGCCGCACGACGACGTAAACGCAGATATTGAACACCATATGTTGTCAACGATAGGAAGTCGTTAGCGGTCGATTCAATACCTGTAATACGATACGTTATTGATTCGTCACCGACTGATTTCGACGAAAGATTTAATCTGGCCGCCGAGTCGATGTCGTTCGGATCGGTGGCACCCGAGGCAGTGTTGTACGTAATGCTCAACCAGTGAGCAGCGTAGAAGAACACGCCGCGTCGTTTAAAGTTCTGACAGTCATCGACAACGAACGCGCCCCATCCACGACCACCGCATTCGGGGAACGCTTCACATAACGCATCTGTGATCACACTATCAGGCCATTTCGTTTCGTCGCTGAACGCTGGCATAGCGTCACGAAACGCGGCGATAATTTCCGGTGTTATTGGTTCGCTCATGTTAGATCCCCATTAGGCACGTCGAGTTCACCCTCGAACCCTTCTATGCGTGCAGCTATTGTTTGATTCTGTGAGTCCTTACTCCAAAACTTAAGCAAGTAAGAACTGTTAGGTGCCAATATATAGTTTTCACCATATACAGCATTACTCTCACCTTTCGACTGTTGCGAACTTGAACCCAGTGCATAAATTGTAGCTGCGAATTTATCACCCTCGCTGGTCAACGTAAAACCTGTCAATATCTGCAACTCGAACACGTGTGGTGTTACTGCATTCGCGTTGTATATCGGATCAGGTGAGCCACCAGTGTAAACAGGGTTTTCAAATATATCGGCGTTTAAACCTGTGCCGCTGTACGCAAATTGTCGTTGTTTCAAATCCACAGGTAAAGAGCCTGTTTTAATAATTGAATAATAAACACCCGTTGAGTTAATAATACCGGTGCTAGGGACCGCCGCTTCGATTATTCGTGACGCTGACCATTGCAGGCCTCGTTTACGATTCATCTCACTGTACGATTGAGTACAAAACGCGCGAAAACCGTTAATGACTCTAAGTATCATGTTATCGGTGTTATTGATAAGCCAAAATTTAGGGTTCATTGTCTGCCCCTTCTTGCACTGGCATAAACGCAGGGTGATTAGCATATAGATACTGACCTAAACCCTCGCTGATTATCCCGCCAACATCCGACGGAGTTAAACCAAAATCACCAATATTAAAACTCATAATTATTCCTCTATCATAGTAAACTGTATTGCTTCATTCCACGTTAACAACATGGGTGGTTTTTGTTTAGCTTAGCCGCTGGTTAGGCGGCTTTTTGTATTACAATATAGACTTATTCGCTATCACTACATCACGGGCGTAATCGCTAGCATACCCTTCTTCTGGATGCAACGCATCAACTGACATAGTTGCCTTGATAGTTGAACCAGCGGCGTGAGCTTTAGTTAAGTTTTTACCTAGACTAACTCGCCATACTCCACCACCCTGATCAACAACTGCCGTGATTGGTATCTGCGTTGATTCAACAAGAGATAAAGTGCCAGCATTTAAAACTGGAACTATCCCTAATGGTGGCTCAGCTAAAACATCTATAAAGTTTTGACCTATGTTTGCGCTAGCACTCAATGTAGATGAATACGGAATAACTCTCCACTCTGTACCACTCACCGAACCTGTCCAAGCTTCGCGCACATCAATATGATTGGTTATTGGTGTAGGGTTGGTTTTAATCCAGTCAGCAACAAACCATCTATCAGCATTTGCAGGTGTTAATGTGGCAGCAGCCATAACACTAGCGTCAGTCTGAATGTATGTTGTGTTGTTGGTGACTCTCGGTGTGTAAGTGGTCTGAATGATTGGGACTCCCGCCCACTCGCTAGCTATAAAGTCTAGATAAGTCTGCATCTTGGCTTGCAGTGATGGGCCGTTAGTCCCACTTGCATCATTCACACCTATCTCACTAATGATTGAGTCAAATGGTAAAACTCCACCGTTAATAGTTTTTAGTTGGTCAACGATAGATAATCGAGTGCCATATTTTATAGCAGTATCTTGATTACTTGGTTTCGTGCCGTGAATGGCGAAGTTGCAATAACTGACATAGCCACCGGCTACATTATTTAGAGCGTCAGTTATCCACGAATTACCTAATGCGTTGTCATTACCTGCTGCAATTGAATCGCCAGTAACTAGCACCGTTCTTATACCAGTACGGTTATCGTATGCCATAGCTACAGCGTTAAAGGCGTATGTATTTGGAAAACCACTGTTTCCATTCGGCATTGCCGAGCCATCTACCATTGCGGCAAGTGCTGTTGCCTGTGACGATGTGGCATACACCCTCGTATCAATATTGTTGTTACTACGTCTACCCGCCCTAGTACCCCCAACCGGAAGCTCGCTGTAACATCGGATAGTTGGATTTACTGCATTAATTATTAAACTAGCATCAATAGCATCAGACCACACCACTTGCTGAGGCGTCATTGTAAAACTAGATAATGTGCTTACATTTATATCTGCAAGTTTTGTGTTACCATCAAATAAGGCTGCTTGGACAATAATATTTGTCGGAGGTACGCCTTCTGGGGTAGCTTCGCCACTACTGCCTGTCCATCCATGTTGAAATGCTATGCGAACGTTATTAGCAGACCATCTAGGTTTAGCTACTGTAATCTGGGTAACATGATACGTCTGAACAGACCCATCTGTCACCGATGTAGTATTGAGCCTGTAGTTTGGCGCAATTCCTTGGCTATCAAAATAGTACGCAGCAGTGTTTGCGCCGGACTCAACTAACCCGTACCCAGTAAATGATTTAAAGGTTAACTCATTGCCAGTTGAATAGTTATCGCCATAAACAATTACACCTTGACCATCAGTGCCAGCAGTACCGATATCAAGCTCAACATTCCCAAGCGCATCACTAACAAGCGTTTCACCCTCAAATAATTCAACTCGCGATAAATCGGTTACGCGAGCATAGGCATTGCTTAGGGCGCTTGATAATCCATTTATTTTAAACTTGACCACGTTACTCATTTTTTAACCCCACGCAAACTGTTCTTTCCAGACGAAATCGTAATCGATCACTACACCACCACCGAAAAATAATGGTCCGACTTCTGGCGGGTTATCCGCTAACCACGCCATATTACACCACCAAGTTCACGTTGACGGCAGACGGTAACGTACTCCACGCCCACGCACCCGCATCGCCAGAGTCGTTTTTGGCCGTAATTCCTGGTCGTAATAACGCCGAACCGCTTGTCGCCATGTTTGGTGACGTAGCTCCCGAATAAACACGAACGTCACCTGTGGTTGTGTTCTGTACTGATATTTGCGTACCGACTGCGATACCTGTCGCAGCGTATAAATCCACTGGTGTTTTTGCTGGTAAAATGACGTTAGTTAATGTGTCTGACATTTTGTAATACCTTTTATAAAAATGGCCGCAATCAAGCAGCCATTAAGTTCATGTGGTTTTGTGCGATTACTCGACGTGTGCTTCAAGTTTAGCGGCTAACGTCTTCACTGTATCACGCGAACCGACTTCGATATCTTGCGCGTTACATAGTTCAATTAGATCGGCCTTACTCATTTGTTCGAATGCGCTTTGTTCAGCTTC